ACTTTTGTTGGTGCATTTCCTTATTTCTTGTGACTATTTCATTCCAGGTTTCACGCCTTTTAAATTCTGGCAAATACTTAGCGTATTTGTTATAAACAGTAATCTCAGATAAGATTTGTTGCGTGATGTCCATTTTAATTTTCGTTTATTTAAGTTTAAAAAATAGTTTAGACTCTAAAAGATTTTTAGTCCTTCTAGTCGAGTTAAAACCTTGATTAATTAAGATCTGTTGTTGTTTGAACTAATTACTTAGCTCCTGGAAGTACTGAATTGCCTGATGTACTCTGAGTCAAGGTAGGCTTAGTCTTCTGAATCTTATTGATCGTATTAGTAGTCAATTTACTAGCTTGATTGGGATTAACCGAATTAAGCTGAGCAATTTGGTCATTATACTTAATAGGTGACGCAGTAGGTCTAAAATTATCTCCTTTAATTGCTTTTCTAAAGAAATCGATCAAAAAATTCATAGTAGTCTATTTTCTTTAATAAATATAACCTTTTAGAGTTAATTTATAGTCCTAGCTCAAAAAATTTACCTGCCAAATAAGCTTTCTCATCTTTATCTAATCCAGAACTAAAAGGCTTGTTAGATCCTGTTGTTGGAGTTGATGTTTCAAATGTTAATTCATCATCGTCTAAACTATCAGGACTTATTTCAATACTACCATTATTAGTATTAATTTTTGCAGAATATGTCATACCATCCATGCCATAACGATTTTTCATGATATGAATACGACCTGTTCCATTTACTTTGTCCTGTCTTTTTCTAGACAAAGATAAAGCAAAATCTGCAATCATCATTTTATTATATGATCCGGCTGCCTTATCTCCTTCAATCACGTCATCTTTAGCACCGGCACGATTAACCTGAGACACAGTCCAGACAGGAACTTTAAGCTCTCTTGCCATACCTTTTGTAGCAGTATACACATCATCAATTGCATCTTTAGGATCAATAGACTTAGTTTTACTCTTTAACAAATCAACATAATCAATGATAACTAAATCTGGTGGGTGTCCTAGATCTCTACACTTTTGAATATGTGATTCAATAGTATGTATTGTAGCTTTAGCCATAGGAAACTCTTTGATAATTAATTTACCTTTAAGATTACCTACTGATTCCTCAATGGCGCCTCTATGTTTATGAACCTGTTGAACATCTATTCCTGTGAAAAGAGAGTCATAACGTTTGCCTACGTAGTACTCAGATAGTTCTAAGGTGTAATGACACACAGTAAAACCTCTTTGAACTGCCATAGCCCCTATATTAACAAGCATCCACGACTTACCTCCACCAGGACTACCAAATATAATACCAAGGTCTCCTAATCCTAGACCTCCCATTAACAATTCATTTATATGTGCCCATGAAGTTGGAACTGCAGACCTTTCTTCTTCACGGTATCTTGTTTCAATATCTTTTTCATATTCGTGTCCTATAGATTTATCTTGCCCAGCTTTTAAAGCCTGATCCATCATGTACTTAATATCATCGTACTGACCTTTTTCTAATAGACCAACTGAATTAAGGATAGCTTTTTTTATCTGTTGATTTTTACAGAAGCTGCTAAACTCTTGCTCTACATATTCTCTATCTTCATTAGAACTCTTTAGCGCTTCTTTTAATTGCTCTACTACACTGATCTTAAGTACCTCATTCTCAATCTTTCTTACTTCAACTTGTAGAGCATCAGTTGATGTTGTTGTATTGTATTTGTAATAGTATCTTAGTATCTCACCAACAATCCATTTGTGGGCTGGATTATCAAACATTTCTGTATCAAGTATATCATGTATGTTTTGTAGGAACTCTTTATGTTTTAACAAACTTGATAATACCTTGATTTGAAAACTAATACCGTACTGTTGTAACTGATTTAATGCCGACATAACTTATTTATATTTTTGTAGATCGTGAAAATGATTGAACAACCATGATTGAACATTAGGTATTGAATTCCCTAATTGATCTTCATGATACAAATTTAAGAATTCCTGTGAATCATATATCTTTTTTGGATCTAGTAAAACACTATTTATTTCTTCTATTGCCTCTTCAGGGATATTAGGATCTTTTAAGTCCATCAACTTCTTATTTATTCTAAGTTGAAATTCATAGTTCTTAATAGATTCTAGTATTTTATGCTTACCTTCACATTTTTCAAGTATATCATCTAGAGTGATTTGTTTTTCAGACCCTAGTTCAGGAAAGTGTTTTAGCATAGTTTTAGATCCTAGACCTTTTACTCCTGGAACATTATCTCCTGAATCACCTAAAAGTATTTTTTGCGTTAAAAAGTTTCTAGGGGTAACTCCATATTCAGTTAAAACAAGATCTTCATCATAAAACTTCTTTTTTATAGGAGAATAGATTGTTATTTTATCTGATACTAATTGTAGATAATCTTTATCACTTGAGACAATAGTTATTTCTTTATCTAATTGATTAGTTAAATATCCTATTACATCGTCTGCTTCAATTTTATCAATAGATATAAGATCTACAGGAAGTGTTTTTAAATAGTATATCAGTCTAACAACCTGACTTGTAATAGCTTCTGATTCATCTTGTTGAGAATCAAAAGATGCCCAATTAGTAACTCTGTTGATGCCTCTATTTGCTTTGTATTCTGGGTAGATGTATCTTTTGTTAGTTGAAGATCCTTGGCCATCAAACACAATAATCACTCTAGTCGGCCTAACTAATTTGATTACGTACCCTAGAGAGCGTAAAAAACCAGTTAGACCTCCTATATGAGATAGATCTTTGTTAACCCAACCAATTGCAGTAAATGCTCTTAGAAAGGTATTCAATCCATCAATAAGTAGAACTCTACTATTGAGTGACTCTTCAGCCTTCTCTGGTGTTAGAGAAGCGAATATTTTTTCGTATTCTTTATTCATTAATCTTCTGTATCAAAAATGTCAGGAGATAGCGCTGTTTCTTCTTCTATAATATCAAACGTATTTGATCCAAGAACTTTTGTCCATTGATCAGAATAGTTTTTCTTATATTCATCAAGCTCCTTTTTATCATCTTTGATAAACCCATGAACTGTCATGATAACTTTGTTAACTGCTGTTACTCCAGTAACGTGATTTTTATCGCAGCTAATCCTGGTCCTTTTAGCAAACTCTACTTCTTTACCATTCTTGGTAGCTTTAATTTTATTTGTACCAGCTCTAGCAATGTTACCAAATGTAACTATGAGTGAAGAATCAAAATACATTGTATTACCACCTTTGTTATTAAGCGTAGGTTGACCCATAGGTGAATCAGGCTTTGCTACCCAAACCTTATTGACTGCTACAAGTGTATTTGTATATGGTTGTGATGCTTTACGAGATAGTACAATTCTTTGGTTAATGAAGTTACCAAATTGTTGAGACATTGCTCCTGCATTCCACTCATTATTATTTGTTGATTTTTCAATACTCATTCTACAAGGAATAGATCCTACAGAATCCCAGAAAAAACAAATGTTATGAGGTAGAGTTCCTCTCTTTTGCTCATCAAGAATATCTGCAATGAATGCTGATACGTCTTCAATAGACTCTAGCTTCTCACGATCAATATATAAGAAAAAGCCTTTATAGTCAATAATTTCACCCGTGTTTGGATCTGCTACTTCTTCATACTCGAATCCCATTTCTTTAGCGTGAGTCCAATCCCACTTCATTTCTGTAATAATAAATACAGGAAGAATCCCCATCTTTTGTGCACTAACTGCCGCTTCAAGAAGCGCTGTAGTTTTACCTGTATCAGAATGCCCTCTTAAAAGAGTAATATGACCAATTGGAATACCTGGAATTTGTAAGGTCTCTTGAAATGCTTGAGAAAGTGGGATCCACTTCTGATCTTTAAACATTACACTAGTGGAAAGGTTTTTACCTTTCTTAAACTTCTCTAAACTTGAAAGGTCTTTGATTGCGCTAGACACAGCGCCTGTAACTGATTTTGCCATACAAAACTTTTAGTTAAAAAACCCCAACCGAAGTTGGGGCTTATACGTTCTTCTAAATATTAAAAAGATCATCAATTGCCGAATCTACACTCGGCTTAGTCGTACTCAATGAATACTGACCTTGCGCTGGCTTTTCCCATGGAAGATCGCCTTGCGGTTTAGATTCTACAGCATCCGCTGATTCTTTTAACTCTTCTTCTGGATTAAGATGTTTAAGAAGTGCTTCTTTCATCTCATCATAAGAATATCTCTTGAATTGAGTCAAAGGATCTGGTTGTGTTTCGATCCATAGTTTTACTTTTTCTGCATCATCAGAAAGTGGAGTTGTTTTTGTTCTAACCCTAACAGTAGATGTATTATACATCAAGCCTGTTGTTTCTTTACCGGCAGTTTCAACTGTAATGTCACGACCAGTAATTGGATCAGAATAATCTCCTACGTCCTCATCTTCTGCAATAGAAAGCAAATCCATGTAAACTTGTTTACCAAATTCCCAAAGACGAACACCTTTGTCTTCTTCACCACGAACAACTACAGGAGCAAATACACGCATTTTTGGTTCGAGCTTTTTAGCTAGTTGCCAATTGTCACGTTCACTTGACTTGCGAAGTCCTTGGGCAAATTCAACAATAGGATCCTTTTCATTGAAGTTACTCAAACTCATCATAGTACGATTGTTAATACCATAATGCATGTAGACTTCTTTAAATGGATTTTGTTTATTAAACACAGAAGGTACAATACGTACTGAGTGTTTACCCACGGTAGGCCTCCAAATAGTTTGGCTTAGGTCCTTCTTTTGTCCTCCACGTGGATTTTGTAGAGCCGACAGTCTTGATTTGATAACTGATATATCCATAATATAACTGATTTCGATAAAAATAAGACAGAAATGCTAAATAGAAAAATCAATCTTTCTAGTTAAATAGCAACTATCTTATGGATAGTAGTATTTAGCCTTTTTAGTTCTTCTCCTTGAGTTAACAAGATTGAGTTCTTGTAGTCTGGCCAATTAATAGGAAAAGTAGAATCTAGAACGCCATTATTTAAAGTCTTGATCAAGGTGTTCAAGGCGTTTATAGTGTATAGAGTATTAGACTCCTTCTTTCTGTGGAGTAAAATTGTATTAGGCAGAATCTTAGTCTGGCCTCCTTCTATCTCAATGTTATATGTACACATATATTCTTCTGAGTCTAGGGAAGCTAACACAAAGATTTTTTTATATAGGATTGTGTACTCCCTATTTATATCTCTTAGAGTGTCTTCTACAGACTCTTTTGGAGAGAAAGTACAAAAAAGTTTATTCATAATTGATTCCGATGTTAATTCCAAAAATTCCTCTGTTCTCATAACCTTAATTTACTGTTAATAAATATTGATAATATATTAGAAAGCATAATTTACTCCGTACTTATGTTTGACTACCATGTCATTACCTTCTAGGATTTGTTTAATCTTTTTCAGCAATGTTTTACCATCTTCTTGACAAAAGTCAAATAAGAAAGAATCGTAGGTAATCAGGATTAGTTTAGTTTTCTTTTTACTAAGAAGTTTGTTAACCTCTAAGATCTTGTATATGTTTTCTTTTGTCTCTAGATTCTGAACAACATAATTAAATAATTTTAATTTGTTCATACCTGGGAGCTTCTTTAATATTCTGCCGGTAGGTAAAATCAAAGCTTTGTAGGCATTGTACTTCTTCCACTCCTGTTCTATGAATTGTCCTAATGCGCTAAAAAACTCTATATGTTGGTATTGCTGTTCTATGCCACCATAAAGCTGCTTGAATGTAATGGCCTTTGATTCTTTATACTGTGCGTCTGTAAGCTCGGTGGTGTTGAAATACGCGCGTCCAAGGTAGTTGTGCATAGACTCTTTAGGGGGTTCAAATCCTATAAGGCCAGATATCAATCTTAAATGGTAAGCATCAAAGTCAAACTCTACCAAATAGTCATTTTTAGGTACAAAACATTCTCTAAAGTCTTTGTCTTTAGGTATGGCTAGAAAGTTAACACTATTGAAAGAGTTAGTAGGTCTAGCCGTTAAATTATAAAGATTGTAATATGAATAGATTGTGTCACCTAAAAGAGAATACTCCTTATGCTGGAATTGATACTTTTTGTTTAAGCAACTAAGATCAACTTTTATTCCTGCCTGTTCAACTGTTTTATATGCATCTACTAATTTGTCTTGAAGTTCAATGTCCATTTCAAGTTCAAAGTAGTCTTTTACCATTTGATACAAACATTGGCATCTCTCGTAATGTTTAGAAATAGGAATGATTTCGTTTATAGTAGGTAAAATAGGATGCTTGATATAAAAGTCTTTATGAACCGGCGTATTACACTCAAAAGAACTGTATTCATTATTCTTATCTAGACAGATAAATTGTACATCAATAGAATTAGGCAGATCTAAAAAATATGAGTGAGACTTCTTATCAAGAAGGTAAATCTTATTATGAGCCTGTAAAAACGTTTCAACTAATTTAAGATCTAAACTAAATCCTTCAGAGTGATTAATTACAAAGATATATCCTTTCGTAGAATTGTGATAATAAACTAAGCTTACTCTAGCTAACTTTGGGTGGTAATAATCATTTGAAGTAACTACTTGAATAAATGCCTGGTCAGACATTTCTAAACGACTCAACTGTTCTTTATCTTCAATGATGAAATACATAACCTATTATTAATTACAAATATACAAAAACTATTTGTATATAATGTAGTTTATTTACATAGTAGGTCTTGCAAATTTTATATAGTCAGCTCCAATAAATTCTACTATGCCTAAAAAGTTTTTATTTGATGATTCAGTAAGACGTCTATTTGTTTCAATAATACCTGGAATTATGTTGTATTGTGACTTTCTTGTATTATTTAAAGGCCCTGTTAACTTCCAGAGTATAGTTGTTACTTGATATAATCTAATATCATAGTCTGTATCACCATTTACTATATCATTATATTCTTCTCTAGATATTTCAATTATATAACCTTTTTCATTTTCTTTCTTTGTAAAATATCTAGTAATATAGCCTTTAGTATAATCTTCTTGTGTAGGTTGTGGGAAAAAAGATCCTGGTTGACCTTGGGTTCTATTAGAAAC